ACAATAAGTTTATTATCCTCAATCAATTGTTTGAGGTTTGAACATCCAATCTTCTTCACAGCTTTAGTCGTTCTTACCCCCAATTGCGCTCGGCCCCCTGAGAAGCCCGCTCCAAGGACTTGGCCCGCTCTGCCACGCATGGAAGCCATAACTAGGTTGTCATACTCCAAATCAAACTGTAAAGTATTTGCGACTTGTTCCCCTATGTCATTTACCTCAACCATTACATATGCGTTGTTGTATGCCTTCGCAACTTCATGTATTTTGGTAGGAAACAGTAGTGGTTTAATTTCATTGTCTCTAAACTTTGCGACAATCTTATATGGTATCTCTGTAACATCAAAAACCACAAATGCAGAATAATCGTTCGCTGTACCTCTAGAAACATCAGCAGTCAACATGTATGTACGATCTTCTTCTGGCCTAGTATGAATATCTATTCCAACATTTGAATGAATAGGTGTTCTGTACACAAGTTGTTTTAGTTTCACAGAGCTTATTAGAGTATCAATAGACCCTAGAAACTCACATTCAAATTCTGAATTGAATTGTGATTGAGAGGTATTTCGTATTGTCTCTTCTTTCCAAACCTCATCTCTGCCGGGAACCTCGCTCCAATGAACTTCTATTGGCGTATAATCATTTCTTTTTTCTTGTGCATCTACCCATATCTTATAGAACATATTCATACCATGAGGGGTAGAAACAATAATAACTTTTGTGCTTTGACCAGATGTAATTGTAGGATAAACAGAAGCAAAGAACTGTTCTGCAACATTAGAGGGAACGAAAGCAAACTCATCAAGAAAAATGATGTTATACGAACCTCCTCGAATGGCACTTGAAGATGTAGCGGCAGCAATAATTTTACTACCATTCTCTAACTCTATGTTACCTTTATTCCAAGCTATGATGCCCTGTTGCATCCATTTAGGGAGATTTTCATATGCGAGTTGTAGTCTTGATAAAATATCTCTCGCAGTCGAAGACTTATTGGCAAGAACAGCAATATTTACATTTTGATTAAATAGTGCGTAGTGCAGAAGGTAGCTGATGATGGTAGTAGATTTACCAGACTGTCTAGGTAGTTTAAAGATACTAAACCTTTTGTCATGCATGGTTTCAACCATACCTTTTTGGAAATCATACATCTCAAAAGGCACAAGTCCCTCATCTAGTGAAACAATTTGCACATAGTTTTCAATAAAATATGTTGGCGATTGAGCGCACTTATGATATTCTTTGATATCATTTTTCGTAAACTCAACAACAGTATTTGCTTTCTTGAGATTGGGATTACCCAGATATTGATTTTGATCAGTCATACTAGTATTTAGTTTGAAACTCATATAGGGTTACAAATCTAGACGAGTCACTTCTTTGATTATTTAATTTATGTTCAATGAACTTTTCGGGCACTCCTAGTTTATCCACCATGACATTCACACCCCTAGTCAATCTTGCCATCCAACTGTGATCATTCGACCAATCAATGACAGATAAACTTGGATAGTTGCCCTCTTCATCTAAAAATTCCCATCCAGACAACTTTGGTCTAAATGGTAACCCCAGTTGAGTGTATATCAAGTTTTTTGATTCCATTTTAGTAAGATATTGAATTTCTGGAGTTGTTCTATGCATATGCTCATAATATTGAAATATGTAATTGTAATACAAATCAAATAAAATTTGTTCCTCAACACGAATGCCCTGACTTAATGTTAAACCCGGCTTCTTAAATACTCCTCTGCATATATCTCCATCTCTCTCAAAAACAAAATGGCCATCAGCGGTAATTGGTGTTCCACCCTTATGTCTTTTGATTCCCTCTAATAAAAATATTGTACCTGATCCAGTTCCAGTGTCAAAATAGTTATGTTCTAATAGAAAATCCCTAAGACTATCTTGATTAAATTCGAGGTCAATAATTTTTAAATCGATGTTGTGTTTATTGCAGAACTGTGTGACAAAGAAATAATCTAATTCATTATAATGACCGCAATAACTTGGACGAATATACACATACTCAACATCAAGATTTGCCAAGATAAATCCAAGAGCAATTGCTTGAGAGTCTATACCACCAGATAAAAATACTGTTGGCTCAACATCATTGTATATAGCTTTAGCTTGCCTGATTAACGCATCTTGAAACGTAGTGGGAATAAAATCTTTGTTGGGATATTCATTGATGGTTAAGTCCTTATAATCGTATGTAATCCAATCATTATGGAACATCAAAGTATTCCTCATAATTTAATAAATCTTGCCTCGTAAAATATTGACCATCTGGTTTTTTAGCAAAACACTTTTTTTGATCTGGATATTTCTGTTTTAAAGATTCTGTGAATTTCATAATACGAATGTCTTTTGCTCTAGCTTCACGGTTGAGTGAAGGTATCTTGAATAGTATCTCTGACATTTCTGGATAACATTGAAGATATATCATCCATTTGTCTAGATACTTATTAAAATAGTTAGGGTGTGTGGGCACACTCATTGGTATTTCTGGAAGAGGTTCAATGTCAATAAGTCTTCTTTTGAGTTTAAATGGCGAAATAAAACAAGAATATATTCTATTGTCCCAAAGAAAAAATTCAATCTCATGTGGATTGGGGCTGTCAGGATCATAATGAGTTACCATATTGACAGGAATGTCCCAATGATTATCATCATTATCTACAATCACTCCATCTGTAATTCTTGGAGAAAAAGTTTGAGAGGCTGTAAAAACTGCTCTGATAATTGTGTCACCATGCATTTCACTTACAATGTCTTGCAGAGAGCAAACATAAGTGTTGTAGTAATTTTCTTGTGTGGTATTATATCTAGAAATAAAATTGAGGGTATAATCAATCACTTTGTTATGTATAGTATCATCAATTTCAAGGTTATATATTTTGTGATCAAAACCTAAAGAATGTGCAAACCTAGTCGCTCTTGCGGCATCGTCTTGGGGTATGCCACCTAAAAGGAACACTCCTTGAAAAACTTCTATGGTGTCTTTTTTTAGTTTACCCTCGTTAATTAAATCCCGCAAACAACATAAAAGAAAACCACTGTCAGACCCACCACTGTATGCAAGAGATACTTTTTTATAAGTTTCTGCAACCTCAAGCAAACCACGTTTACATTCTCTCTTTAGAGTTAGAGGGTCTTCAGTGATCCACAGAGGATAGTTCAGTGTCACTTCAAAATTATCTTCAAATTTTGGGGTTAGTAAGTTATTAAATGTAGTCTTCATAATTTACCAAATCTTTTTTTGTAAAAGGCCTGCCGTCAGGAAGTTTAACATCTGTATATTGATCCGACGTTAACTCTGTTTCATCAATAAACTTTTTCATACGATCAGCATTCACAAATTTATGCGAATGATGGTGCCATATTGACCAATCCAAGGTATAAAATTTTCCTAATATTTGACACATCTCTGGATAACATTGAAAATATATTATCCACTTATCTAAATATTTTTCTAATAGTTTCATTCCATCTTGATTAAATTTTGAGTTCGTTGGGTTGGTAGATTCATATTTTTTAGCTTCATCAAATGGGCTCATATCTACAGCAACTGTATTTAACCTAAATGGAGTTATGAATGAGGAAAAAATTTTATTGTCCCAACTAGATAAATTTACTTGATTATTAGGCAAATCCCATAAAACATTAATAGAGGGCATTCTAAAACCATCCTCATTATAATTTAATCCAAACCAAAAAGCATTTGATGTACCAGAGGCTCTTATAACATGGCCATCTTGTTCTGTTATTAGAAGAGTTTGAGCAATGTCAGTGATGCTAGTGTGTCCACTTAAACAAAAGTCATAATAATATTGTTGTATATCTAACCACCTTTTATTAATATCAAACTCATGAATTCTAGAGGAGAATCCTAATTTTCTCGCAAATGATGTAGCTCTTTTTGTATCCATAGTCAGAGGTATACCATCAGCAGTAAACCCCCCTTGAACTATTTCTACAGTGTCTTGTGATATCTTTTTTTCATCAATTAAATCTCTTATGCAACATAAGATAAACGCACTATCTGTACCACCACTATAAGCCAAAATTAATTTTGGATATGCATCTACCATCTCAAGAAGAACCCTTTTGGATTCTCTTTTAGCTGCAAGAATATCATCAGTTATCCATACAGGATGATTTATTGTTATAGAAAAATCTTTATTAGGATTAGAGTATGGGTGTACTATTGTAAATAATTTTTTTCTGGCCATTTTCCTGTCACTTTCAACATATATCTTTGTTTTTGGCCAGCGTTCGCAGTTGAGTGTGGCATATGTCTCCAATCATACCAAAGTGTATCTCCTGCTTTCCATTGATGCCAATTGAAATTTCCCACTTGGAAAAAATGACCCCACTTCCAATCTTCTAACGCAATAAAAAATCTATGTGTGTCATGGTCTAATTCAAGTTCGTCATGACTTTGTACTAATCTACTATCGCCGGGCAATGAGCAATTACAAATAGTATCCATGTGCGTGTGGAAACTTTCTCCCGGCTGTTGAGCAATAATAGTGGCAGCAAAATCTTTGATACCAGTTGATTCTACCATTTTCCATATTTTAGGGTGAGTCTCTGGAGTTGTGTAAGCTTGTTTACTAACATAGGTAATATAATTACGACCTAATTCCAAACACTCTTGTATAACACCTCTGACGAGGAGTTCGTTAACATCAATGAATTTTTTTGATTCAGATATGTAGAGAAATTCAGTGTTTTCTAGTTCATCTTGCCAATCACATTCAAACTGCATAAAATTATGTTTTATGTAACCTTTGTCAAAGTCTTCATAACTTTTTGTAGTTGGGTCAAAATGCCATTCACTTGCTCGTCTTCTATGATTCCAATTTGCATTTTCGCTTTCATACCAATATTCATTATCTATTGCCATATTCACTTTTCCTTTAACATCTTCTGCAATTCAGCAGTACTCCCTACAAACAATGCGTTTGTCACATTCTTTGGTGCGTTGTTAGGAACCTCTTTAAGTTTTCTCATTTTCTCTTGAAGGTCACCAAGTTTTTCAGTGACTTCAGCAACCTGTTTGATAAGGTTTCCGGCAACTTCGTATGCTCGTGGATGGTCCGATTCTTTGGCGAGTTCCAGTATTCCTTCCACTGCATCCGTTCCTCTTTCGACCAAATTGTAAAAGTTTTGTCGTTGGTATTCATAATCTCTCTCCACATGTTCATTCGCATCACCCCAATCTTCTTGGGATAACGGCATCACTTCTTGTTTTTTATTGTCAGTTGAAATTTCTTCTACTATACCTAATGCTTTATCAATTGTGTTATTCATCTTCGCCTGTCACTGGGTTAAAGTTTTTCGCATCCGTAAAGAATGATGTAGTTTCGTTAAATCCAAAATCGTCATCTGCATCAGCACTAACTGGGTCTGGTGTAACTGTATATCGCTGTTCTCTTGCTGGTGATTTGTCAGGAAGATCAAGGTACTGATCAACTTGAGCAGTTTTAATAACACCACTAGATGTAACAGGGCCATACAAATAAAATTTAGCAGTAAAATCTAATGTGTAAATAATAGCTCTTCTAGCTTCAAACTCACCTTGATAATTATCTTCATAGTTGATACCATTTAAAACAATGGGAATATCTCTTTTAATTGACATATCAGGAATGTCATTTATTGTTATTGTATAATCAGGTTGAAAGAAAGGTAAAATTTGTTCCACAATTTGTAGTGCATCATCTGATTGTTTTGCTAAAATATATAGTTGTATAGAAAGGTTGTATGGCACTGGCATAAATTGTGTATCAATTGTTTTTGTATTATTCCCTGTGCCCTTTTTTTTAAATTTTTGAACCCTATTTAATTTTCTAGCTGGATCATAAGAAAGATTTTGTATTTCAAACCCAATACGAGGTAGAGTTAAGGCTACTTTACTTGAAAGGTCTGCATCTGCCCTAAGACGTACTAAAAACTTTTCTCTTGGGCCATATGCAAGAGGAACTTTCATAGACTGAGCAATATTACCAGAACTATCTTTGCGAACTAGTTGTATATTATTAAATGTTGTACCAAATCCTACGATTACTTTGCGTATAGTTTCGTGATAAAACTGCTGCCCTAACATTGTATATTATCCCCCTACATCACCAAACGGATTTTTCTCGCTGAAGTCTAAAACCGAATTTTCAGCAGTTGCTGAAATTGATCCATCTTCTGTTTCAAATAATTCATTTTGTGCTTGATTATCTACATTATTTTCTGTCGTACCGTCACCTAATATATATGTTTCTTGTAACAGGAACTCTCCTGTCTCCGAAAGAACAACACCGGCAGATGTTGTCATGTCACTGGTTTCTAGTGCAACTATTTCATCTCCACCTGTATCATCAGCATTTTCATGCACAATTCTACCAATCTCATTCTCTAGGAATAGAGCGTCAATTGATGCGGAATCTTCTTCCATAGTGAATTGATGTGTAAGAGTATCAACCGACAAGCTGTCTTCAATTGCATCAATAGCAGAAATATCTGTATCCAATACTTCAGAACTATATTCAAACAACCTACAACGCATCTTGTAAACTGGATTATTATCTAACTGGAAATATGGCTCATCATGATCAACAAAATTTATCTGAAATAACTTTGACAGAATAGGATGAAAAATTAAATCGCCCTCTAATGGTCGATCTGAATTTGTAGATGTTGCTTCTGAAATAATATAACCACTCTCAAAGGATGCTGAAGCCTCAACAGTGGCACTATCAAGAGTTCCATCTTCCAACAATATTGAGCCACTAAGCGTATCAGTTCCAGATTCTATTGTGATCTGCTTAGTCAATTCTTGAAATCTAGTTTTAGAAACAACGAATGTTGCTTCACTCAAGTTCTGTAAACCAAATTGACTCATCATTTCTTTTTCACCACCAAACCCACCTTCACTATTTTCCATATACATTTCAATTTTTGCTTGAGTGGTAAACTTAGCTAAACTGTCTACGCCAAGAATTTTATCTTCATTGACAAGAGTTCTATCAAGATAATGGACATCGTGGCCATGAATCTGTATTGCCTCAATAACTAAATTGCTATAAAGATTTTGTTCTGTAGCAATTGCTGAAACATTGCTTGTGTGAAATACTGAATTGACCGCCATAAGTTAACCTATCTGATACATGGGTGGTAATTCAAAAGCTAGTTGTATTTGTTCTTCTAATCTTAGAATTTCCTCTTGAGCTTGACTGTATAAAGTTTCTCCATTCATTGTTACACCACCTAACATAGTGATGCCATTAAATTTGCTAAGATTTGCTCCCCACTGTCTTTTCAACAATGCTGTCGCATATCTTTTTAAATAGATATCATCAAATATATCTGTGTATGTGGTGGGATCAAGTTTTCTAAAACATTCTATTAAAATAAAATCCTCATCAGCTGTTACATCATTTGCCCAATCCATATCAATGTATAACCGATTTTGATGTTGGTTAAATCTTATAGGTGTTTCTCCGACCAAAATATGCTCCAGAAAATCTAAATGTTTCATCGTCATATCATAATGAAGTATTGATTGTGAAGAAAAATCATATAGATCATTTAATCTTAATTGATAACGAACATCAAACATATTTGATGTTGAACCTTCATTGAAAGGGTATACTTGAATAACTGATACTACTGTGTCTGGAACAGGAATCCAATTATTACCTTCTAACCAATCAGCAGTTACAGTGCTATCAATTTTGTCTGTAGCAGTTGCAGTATCATTTGCTCTTGCCCTTGTCACCTCGGCACTTGTGATCAGATGCTTTAAGTACATTCTCTCAACACCATCATAGTGATATTGAGCGAAGTATTGCAATGCTTCATCTATACGATCATCTGCTTGATCATCAGACACATTAATATCAATAACACCAAATCCAAGATTTCTTAGACAGTATGATTTAAATGTTGCTTTTGTTGTTGGTATGGCCATTACTTATCTACCAATTGTTGCAAGAGATTTTTTATTTCATGCATCTCTGATTTTAAAGTATTTATCTCTCTGGTTGCGTTTCTAATCTGATCTCGTTGTTCTTCTTCTTGTTGTTGTTTTGCTTTAACATCATTTGCCCGACGAACTGCCTTCTCATATGCGCTTTTATTTCGATTTATAACAACGCCTGGAACATTAGCGTCTTTAGCTAAATCTGGATGACCCTCAATACGTTGATAATTATCTGACATTACAACGCCAATGCTAATGCTCTAAAGTCACTAAGTCTGGGAACAGCAGATTGATTAGTGCTTTGCATAATAATTTTAATTGAGAATGAAATAAATTCTGGTAAGGGATCACCAATACCATCATCAGTCACTCCAGCACTGTATGTATATTCTTGAAAATCATTAACTGCCAAAGAAGAATTAACAACCAAATCTGATGTTCCGGTAGTATTGAAGAACTGATATGGTAAATCATCAAAATCTATTGAATCTTCACTTGACAAAGTTTTAAACATTACTTTAATAGTAGCGTCGGCAGGTCTATTAGCAGCAAGCAATACTTTTAATGCCGTTGCTGGATTTTCTAATATAACTTTTTTAGTTATATAAATTGCGGCATTATTATCTCCTTCAGCTTCTGTTGAAGGAATAAAAGTAAGGTTTGATGCGAGATCAGAGGAACTGTCAATCTTATTAATTCTATTCATTACAGAAATCCAAGATGACCTTTGCAAATCAATTGCCGGACTTAAATTTGATTTTATTGATTTCATATTAATTCTTGTTAGATATGATTTAGCCCCACTCATTTCATTTGTTTCATTGATTGGGGAAGCAATCATGCGAGTAGTATCAAAATCAGTATTATCATTTATAGCAACCTTTATTTCATTTGCTTCTGATTTTCTGCTAAAGGAAGTCTCACTACCAGAAACACTTGTTGCTGATGTTGTTCTTGCAAAAGCAGTTATACTTGTTTGTTCTAAGTCTAAATAACTTAATTGAAGAACACCAGTATTAATAATATGATTTTCTGAAGCAGTAACAGCTGTTCCACCATTCTCAGCCGATGATCCTGAACCACCATCAAATGCTGGGCTACTTGAAAGAGTTACACTATAGGAATCAATATCAATATTACTAATTGAAGTAAATGTTTTGTTCACTTCAATAAATGGCACCTTATGTAATTGATATAATTCTACAACTGAACCCGCAGCATGGGCCGCCGCAGTTGTGTCGCCTTGAGCCCTAGTTATAGAAGAAACTGCGGTATCGGTAATTGCTGTGAAGAACATAATTTCATCATTAATTTTAATATACCAACGAGAAGTGGAATCTACTGTCCCTGCAAATTTTCCACTAGTATTGCCGAAATTTGCGCCACTAACTAATGACAAAGCAGTAGCAGTAGAAGTAATACCAGCACTTAGAGTTGTTGATAATCCAGACTTAGCTCCAGCAATAGTTACATTGTTTGTAGTAGTATACATACCATGATCTTTATGATTTATTTTTAGAGCAGTATCTCCATGAGTAAATGATAGAGGATTATTCAACAAAGTTCTGCTAGGCACAGGACTATTATGGAGAGTTAAATTTCCTAAACCATCATCATCAGTAAAACCTTTTGCCGCAGTGCTTGAACCAACTCTAAATAAAGCTGCATTGATTGTTATTTTTAAATCTTCCATTGGAGATATTGCCCATGCTCTATCATTACTAGATTTAAACAATGTTCCCGTAAGAGGTTGTTTGCTTAATATTTTTCCACCTAATAAACTCTCCTCCCCTAGTCTTGCCAAAAATATTTTATATTCTGGAGAATGTGATCCCACCACAATAGCATATTCAATGCCTTCCATAATATATACAGGAGACTCAAATGTAAATTTTGTTGAAACATCACCAAGTGTTGATGTGGAAACATCTGTTGGATTCAATACTGCTCTACTAAACACTAATCTTTTAGGTGTCGGATATCCACTCAAGGTTTCTCTAATTTCAACAAACACAGGTAGAGCATCGTCTTTCCCGAAAAAGAAAAGTTCAACAGAAGTAAGAAATGCGCCACCTCGAAAATTATTAACATTATTTGAGGCAGTGCTTTCAAAAGGAATCATAAATGTTTGAGCTAATGGTTGAAGAGGTGCCGATCTATTCGGGAGAGAGGAAATTTTTGCCATTATTTTAACCCTTTATGTTTTTTCATATCATATTTTTCCAGTATACCTTTACTAATTAGCCACCCAACAAATATGCATGGATACCTACAAAAAGCCATGTGAATTCGTGACTCTAAAGTCAGTGGTTGATTTCTTAATTCCCTTCTAACTCTATCCGTTCTAACTCTAGCAATTCTTCCAAGTATTTTTGCAAGCATTGGAGAATTTGGCATTTTCTTGGTCAATGGTCCAGCTATTTTATGATATCCATCAATAAGATAATCTGTATTTGGGTATCTAACATTATCACTTTTATCATGTCTCATCCAAATGGCATTTCTGAAACTACCAAATCCATACATGGCATTCATAGCAGTACAAATAACCTTACCGCCATCGCCGCCGCCATCGCCATCGCCATCGCCATCGCCATCGCCATCGGCCGAATTACCGGAATTGCTGTTGTCTTGTGAGGGCCTAGCAACATATACAGGTACGGGTGGTGGTGGTGGAGGTCTTACTGACAAAGATACATTCTGATATTGATCAAACATCCCAGTTGCATAGTATATGGTAAACCCATCTGTTATAGATTGCTGGGAAGCGGTTCCTGTATATTTTGATCTTACAGGATTGTCAATATTTAACATATCACCTCTAGTTGAATCACTACTAAGTTTAAATTCAATCTCTCCTGCAGGAAATTTTGGATTGCCTGGAAAATTTGGGTCTGGTATATTAAACACACCTTCAATTCTTCCAGCGGTATCAGTTATCAACGGATTTGGTGAAATATATTGTGATACTGGCTTATTATTAAAATATGCATATAATCTTGTTCTAGGTTTAAATCCAGTTCCAGTAAAATTAACAGCTTGTGATCTAATGAATGGACGAACACCTTTAGTTGTTATTCGATATCCATTTCCTTCCCTTTCAATATTTGCGATTGCTTTAGTTGCAACTTCAAGTTTTTTTGTTCTTGATTCTATTGATCTTACAAATCTATTATTTTCAAATTCGTCGCCAGGATCAGTTTGTTCAACAACACCCATCCATTGAGATTGCCAAGAATTCCACATAGCGCCCAAAACATGATCTGGAGTTGCAGCTGCAAAATCAAAATCATGAGCAACACTGACAGTAATTGATGGCCTAACTTCAGTTTCAAACCAATCATCACCATAAGGAGAAAGTTCAATGGTGCCTGTCCAGTTAGAGTTACTAAACGGAACAACCGATTCGATTGCTGTGGCAACATCTTGTTTTAGTAAAATTTGTTCTATGTAAGGTAAAGTGACTAAATCACCCGTTCTGAAATAGCCAGCATCTAGTCTTTCAGAATCTGTTGTAACTGATTCTAGTAATGATAAATGTTGCATTCTATGCTTTGGTCTTAGTTCATTATTTTCTGGATCAATAGAAACTTTATAATCAGGATTTCCAATATCACCAGTTCTATGACCAGCAAAATTATCGACAACAAATCCTGATTTAAATCTGTTTAGTCCATTTGCATCTGTAACTTCAAGGTCTTGTGCCGACCGCTCTAATAAATTCAGCGAAGTATAATATTCAACATTTTGAACTCTTTTCTCAATCTCGCCAATATCCTTCATCGTATATCTTTGATGACGTTCTCTTTTTATTTGAACCTCTTGGGGGGCAAAAGTAAATGCTGGAACAAATACTTGAGCAACCTTCATCATACTAGGATGTACTGCTGGAGGTTTGGGTACTTCAGCAGCTGGGCCACGAAAAATACTTATCTTTCCTCTCTCCGATACCTCAATATTAGCAATATAAGGTAAGTAATATTCAAAATCACTTTGTATAAATGAATCTGGTTTTGGCACATCTGACATTGATGCACCTGTTCCATCATATTGTCTATGGAAGAAATCAAAAGAATTACCAGTGATTTCATCTGTAGTTGTAATTTCAGTAGAAGTTCCAGCAATATTTTCAACTCTAGGCCTAAAATCATATGTATCATATAATGGAAACGCACCCGTTGGTGATGGTGTATCTGGATCAATTTTTGATGCTGTATATGTTGGAATATCTTCATAAGTCATTTGATCTGCAATATCAACATATGAATCAACTGTCATAAGATCGCCAGCGCCATGTTCAAAATAATCATAAATTACTATAACTTTACCAGTTGGGGAACTTACATTATTTCTTCTCACAATTCTGGATATGTCATAAAAATTATCTCTCATTCCAGTATCAAGACTGTAGTTATTTTTAACATTAATCGAACCGGCGGTCAGTGCAGTAACAGTTGAAGTCGCAGTAGAAGAAAATCCTGTTATGGTTTCGCCAACAACAAATTCTGTCGTTGTTGCAAGAACATATTCCATAGGACTAGAAACATCAATAATTCGAGCAGTGGCACCAGAAGCAGAACCTGTTATTAGTTCACCTCTCGTAAATGTGCCAGTTATTGTTCCTAAAGTCAATGATGGAATTGTTACCTCTGTGCTAGTGTTTTCCGAGTCGAATACAGCAACTAATTTAAATGCATCTGCTCTACCCAAAGAGATTGTTCTATCAGTAGGACGAGTTCCAAAAGCATCTGTGTCGCCTGGATTAACTGCTAGTTTTTTCATCAAATTTACAGTTTTACTTTTATGGGCTGCTGATGTTTTTAGTAAGGTCGCTATGAGTTTAACTTTTGTTCCTGTTGGTAAATTTGTAGCATCTAAGATTGTTATTGAACTTGTTCCTGCACCAGAAAGAGTGCTGGCAATTGATACAATATCTCCCTGTGCAGCGCCACCGCCATCTGTAAGAATGGAAAGAGTATAATCTTTTTCTGAATGTGATACAAATGTTTCTCCACTACCAGCGTTAAAAGTAACACCAGATGAAGTGGTTGTACCGATAAGTTGTTTTCGTATTGTATACTGTGTATCAGATTCGCCTTGATTTGTCGTTGTCAATAATGTTTTGACAACTTTTTTGGGCAACTTATACAACAATGCATTTTTTTCTGGTGTTTTCAATATAGCAGATTGGGTATCTCGGCCTTGCTGGATAATATTGCCTGAACCTGTTTCAGTTTCTAATTCAATGGACGAATTTACATCATCTTCAAGAAGAATTTCTAGAAATACATTAGATGCTTGGTCCAGAACAATATCAGCAGTAAAGTCTTCTCCAGATGTAGCATCATCCATAAACATTTGTCTAGTATCAGAGAATTGAAAAGTATCAACTATCGAAATCGTTAAATCAACATTTCCACTAGTTTCAACAATATCATCAGTTTCAGCTGAATCTGAAGCAGTTATAGTTTCGCCAACTGAAAATGATCCTACAACATTTGTCAATAAAATAGTTGCTGCGCTAGTTCCATCAGCAAAAACAAAACCTGTGGCTCCAGATGATGAACCCTTGACTTGAACACCTCCATTAGAATGATTAGCGGTGAGGGTTGGGCTTGGAGTACCACTCATTGTAAGTTTAGTAAAAGGTCTTACATCAAACAAATATAACTTATACAAAGCCTCTGTGTTTGATGAAGATGCACCAGCTGTACCAGAAAAATATTCTAGACCTCTTGCTCTTGCAACACCAATATGATTTCCAGATGCAGAACCTCTTGTTGCGGTTTCGGTGTCATATAAATCAATTTGTTTGAATGCAGTAGTTTCTCCACTTATCGGTGAAATATCTGGACCGCCATATATATTTGTTACATAAACAAAATTTCCTAATTCAGCAACAGTAACACCAGCATTGACTGTTTCAAAATCTCTTGCTTTAATCATAGTCATAAATTTTGAAGTAAAGGTTTCAAATTCATGACCTCTCACATATGCTTTATGAGGAGAAACTTCTAATTGTAACTGATCATTTGCTGCAACAAAATTATCATCTGTTATTTCACCGGCAACAAACAATCCTTCATTCTCATTGATTGTAACACTTTCATGCACTTTAAACTCAAATGGTTTAACTGTATAATCACCAGATTCATCATAAGTTCTTCTTGCAAAAGTCTGTTCAAGTTCAGCGTATTGTGTTTTATTGACAAGAGACGCAATACTGCCCTTTCTGATATCCATTAGTTGAATAAAATTCTTAATTTCTTCTGAACT